GAGCAGCTGGGCAGATGTCTTCTTGCTGTAGATATATGTGTCTTTATTTTTGAAGTACCTCAGCTGATCATAGGCTGTCACTTCAAGAGTGCCGTCCTTCTGCGGTTTCAGCGTGAAGATGAATCCGTAGAAAAACTTGTTGTTGTTGATCCTGAGCTCGACAGAGTCTCCCTCGTAGAGCTTCCTCTTGCTGTCCGCTAGGGTAGTGAAGGTCAGCTTCCCGGGCGCGTTCTTGCGCTCGAAAACGGCCCTCATACCGTCTTTGACTGGCAGGTCATACTTTTTTCCGCTGTGCGTCGCTATGAGACTCACATCGACCTTATTTGGCTTGACCGACGATATCTCGTAGCTCTGCACGGCTGCCGTCTGCGTGTTCTGCTTCTTGACTCTTGCCAGCACCTGCTTCAGGTAGGCGAGCTCTGCGGCCGATGACTTGGCCGTGTCTGAGGTGCTGGTGCCATCCGTGCTGGTGATGTACTGGTTGACGTGTCCGTAGCCCATCACATAGTTGTCAGTCAGGCTGTAGTGCCTTCTGGCCACGCTGTTCGTAGTATTGCCCTCGATGGTGTTCAAAGTCCCGCTTGTGACGCTCTCGACTATTCCCGTGTGGCTCCCTCCGCCGAAAAAAACGATGTCGTTCCGCTTTGGCGTGTAGGATCCTGCAGGACTGTACCTCTTCTTGTTCTGGTACCACTTGATGCCGTTCGGTACGTATGCGTATTTCGGCACTATGGATGTGCCTACGCCTGCCTGATGGGCGCACCAGGAAACGAACATCGCACACCATGGGCCCTGGCTTCCGTACCATCTTCCGTACTTCGTGTTGCTCTCTGAGGCTTTATAACCTAATTCTTTAATTGCTATGTCGATCAGATCGGCCATATTGAGCCTCCTATTTCGGTATCGTCAGTTTAGTGCCGGCTATGAGCCACTTGCCGTTCCCGCTTGAAGCGTATCCCGCCTTCTTGGCAGCCTTCTCGATGACTGCCTTGTTGGCACTGTAGAGCTTCGTGTAGCTTCCGCCGTTTCCCAGGTACTTTTTGGCTATCTTCCATAAGGTGTCGCCCTTCTTCACGGTATACGTGCTCGGGCTTGTCTTTTTCTTTTCAGCGGTCTTCTTCTTCGTCACGGTTTTGGTCGTTTTTGAGCCGCTGGTCTTGGTCTTGACCTTGACTCTAGTGACGCCGTACGGTCTGTACTGCTTAAGGTCTACAGACACTTTGACATCCTGGCCTTCACGCCAGTCTTCCGAGATCGTCAGATTCTCAAGCGTGACGTCAAGGCTTGTGTCCCACAGGCTGCCGCCTGCAGGAGAGGTGCGTATGATCTTCAGCTTGAACGGCTTCTTTTTTTCCTTGAATTCTATCAGCCGGCTTAAATAGTAGTCCGGCCCATGATATCCATCCTCATAGTTGGCGAACGGATACTCCTGGCTCGGAATAAGCAGGTCAAAGCTGATGTCTGTCAGCTTCGATGTCTTGATCTGGTTGACCTCGCCCTCATTGATGAGGCTGATGGTCTTGTTGTTTCCGGCTTCTTTTATTGACGTCTTTTCCGGAGCGACCGGAAAGAGCGTCTTCCCGAAATATATGTAATACATCTTAGTGCACTCCTTCCGCGCCGGCATCCAGTTCTTCCTCTATCCTGGTCTTGAGCTTGGTGACTATGCCGTCGATATCCTGGTCGGATCCAATGGTGTTGTTGTTTGTCATGTCCACCTTGATCTCCGTGGTCGTGTACCTGTTGATAGCCCTTTCCTCCGCGAAATCCCTGAGATACTTCAGATTCTCGTTGGTGATGTCCAGGTTGTCCTTGATGGCTGCGGTATTGGCTGCTGTGTTAGCCGTGTTCCCGGCAGTCAGATTAGCCGCGTCGGTAGACCCCTTGAACGCTCCTGTGAACTTGTCAGATACGGTTTGGCCAACGCTGTACCCCTTGCTGTACGCACTGCTGTACGACATCGTGTTGCCGACTGTCGGTGCATTCTTGTCCAGGGTGATCGCCTTAGAAGTAGTGAACTTAGTTGTTACTGATGCCTGCAGATCAGACAGCTTGGCTGTCCAGTCTGTGCCGGCAATAGCATCTATGATCACTGTTACTATCTTGCCCAGGCCGAGGAACCATCCTATGATCTGTCCTATCAGCCCTCTTACCGCATCCCCGAAAGTGTTGAACCCTCCGTTGGCCACATTGAGCACCCACTCGACTATGCCGAGGAACGGTGCCACGAATATCGCCCATACGGCCTGTATGATAGCGTTCAGCACGCCTATGCCTGTGTTGTACAGGAAAGCTCCGGCTACTGCGACGCATCCCATGATCACGCCGGCAGCCGATACTGTGGTGCCTCTCACCTTATTGACGGCCGCTACGACTGCGAAAATGACCGCAATGGCCAGAACTATCGCCGCTATTATCCAGGTTATAGGACATGCCCACATAGCCGCGTTAAGGCCTATCTGGGCTCCTGTGGCCGTCTGCATGGCCGCGGCTTCTGCTACTGACGCTCCTGCCGATATGGCAGCACGTGCGGCCGCTAAAGCCTCAAGGCCGTTGCTGACTGCCACCGCTATGTTATGCGCCTCTATCGCCCCGACGTATATCGCCAGGGCTGCAGCTGCGCCGAGGACAAGCGGCTCTATGACCGACCAGTTGTTTGCCATCCAGCTGATCGCGGTCAGCAGCGGCTGGACGACGTCCAGGAACTTGTTCACTGTCAGCGTCCATACATCCCCCCAGGTCATCGGCATCTCGTTGAACTTCTTGTTGATTTCGTCTGCAGACGCGAACATTGCGTTCTTGACTATGTCGGCAGTTATCTTTCCGTCTGCAGCCATGGTCCTGATCTGTCCTATGCTGACTCCCATATAGTCGGCTATCGACTGTATGAGGTTTGGCGCCTGCTCGAATATACTGTTGAGCTCATCGCCTCTCAGCACTCCGGAGCCCAATGCCTGCGTCAGCTGCAGCATGGCGTTCGATGCCTCTGTGCCCGACGCGCCGGCTATCTTGAACTGCTTGTTGATCAGCTCCGAGAACTGTACTATCTGCTGAGTAGAATCGAATGCATCGCCTGCGTTGTTGCCGAACTTGGCGACAGCTGCGGCAGTGTCAAGGTAGGATGATCTCGCGCTGTTCGCGCTTGCCATGATCATTTTCTCCAGCTGGTCTGTGCTCTGCAGGCCGTCATTCATCAGGTTCAGTCTTGCCGTGGTGTTGGACACCTCGTCTGACAGGCCTACCATCTGTTTGAGGGCATATACTGCGGACAGTCCTCCGACTGCACCCTTCAGGGTGTTCATTAAAGCTGTGCCGCTTGAAACAGATGTGTTGTACTGGTCCATATTCTTTTTGGCGGTGTCCGTCTCCGTTGCGATCTGCGCCATTGATGTGCTGGCAGCAGTCAGCTGACTGCGAATGCCGGATACATCCATGCTGCCGAAGCAGTTCTCTGATGCCCCGTGCACGTTTTCAAACGATGAAGCCACCATGTTGAGCGCGCTTATTATGTTGTTAACCGGGCCAGTTATCCTGTCCTGCAGTCCTATGGCAGTCTGTACTCCTGACATATGCTACCTCATTTCTTGATCTTCTTCTCTGCCTTCCTGTCTTCCGCGATCTTCTTGTCGATCGAGGCGATTATGAAAGCTTTCTCATTCTCATCCAGTCCACAGTAGAACGAAGGCAACCAGTGGAACTTGTGCAGACAGTAGTGTGCGTACACACTGTCCGAGTCGCCCCCGTCTATCAGTTTTTTGCTTTTTCCACCTTGTCCGATACGGTCTCATCGAACCCGTTGAGGCTCTGTATCTTTGCCGCTAGATCATTGTACTCTCCCGGATCATCGATCATCTGTTTGATCAGGTCCTCCGGAGTCATTACCCCGTAGCTGTCCTGAAGCTCTTTGTCGTAGAGGTTAGGCTCCACGACACTTGCACAGATCAGCTTGGCGATATACTTTGACGTGTTGAGCTTCTGCCTGTACAGGCCAGGCTTCCCCGGAATAGGGATATCTGCCGTGCAGGAATCCCTGAGGTCGTCGTTGATCGTCGTTGTGATAGGCCTGATCTCCCATTCTACCGGATTGCCGTTCTCGTCCGGCAGACTTGCAGTGGCTGCGTATTTTATATTTTCTTTAACGACTTTGTTTTCTTTCAAAAATAGCTTAAGATTGCTCATCTTATTCACTCTCCCTCTTTCTCCTTAAAAAGCGGTGGAATCCGTGAAGGAGGGGCACGGCACACGCTGATCGTGTAATTATTCCACCGTATCTTGTACTCTTACAGCATGCCTTCCAGCACTGCGAATGCCTCAGGCATCTTGAAGTCCTCGAATGTTCCGCTGATATCCTCGTCAAGAGGGTCAGAAGAATTGGCATCGAACTTGGCGAGGATCCCGCCGTCGATGTTGCAGTCCAGGAAGACCATCGTCTGTCTGCCTGCTGCAGACGTCGGGTCGTCATTTGTTACCTGTATCTCGAAATATGTGTCAGCTCCGGTGTCCTTGTAGTCAAGGAGCATCTGTCTGATCACTGACTGGTTATAGTGCAGCGTTGCCGAGAACGTGCCCTTCCAGCCGCCTGATTTGTTGCCTTTGCCTGTCTTGCCCAATATGGCAACCTCAGATTTGTTTTTATCTATCTTGGCCTCGAAGTTGATCATCTGCATGAAGTTGTATCTGTTCCCGCCGATGGTCACGAAGCACTCAGCGAGCTGAGCGGATACTGCATCCTTGGCCAGCATTGTTACATTTGCCATTTTCTATCTCCTTCCTACGCTACGGTCACAGTCATGTAGAGCTTGCCCATCGCGTTGACGATAGTCACGGCGTCCTGCACGACCACGCCTTCCTTCTGCGTTCCGGCTGTCACTACGACGTCGGCATCCTTGAAGTCCTCTATGGCTCCGATCTTGAGCAGATCTGTGTGGTGCTTGACGATGTCCGTCCAGAGCGATACCCTGCCGGCCGCGTTGTTCTGGATCTTGCCTAGATATTTGCTGTTGAAGACCACCGCGATGTCGTTGGCAATCTGATCCATGACTCTGATCGACTGGTTGGACTGGAACATGCTGTTCTTATCCGTCGTTGTAGTCGTAAGAGAGTTGATGTCCATCAGCACTCTGATGTCGTCGCCGACCTTATGCAGCGTGAGTTCTCCGGCTGCTATCGCGTCGGTCAGCTGAACCTGCGTGTAGTTCGCAGTCACTGTCGCCTCGCCGTCGTATGTCATGTTCATGCACGTCTTGTTGACCGCGCATCCGCCTTCTGCGCCCACTACCCAAGGCACTGCCGCTGGTGAGTTCTTGACGCTGATCACGCCCTCATAGTCAGCAGCATAACTGTACAGCACGCACTGGAACTTGGAGCCTACTTCGTCACGCATCCTCTTGGTCCATGCAGCATACATAGCCTTGACTACTGCGTCCTCTGACTTGCATCCGATTGCGTTGAAGGAGTAAGCCTCCATCGCCGCGAGATAAGCGCTGTGGCTGTCGCCTGTCACTGATCCGTTAGTGCCCCCGGTCAGGTTAGTGCCCGCCGTTGCCGTCAGGGTCGCTCCTGTCTTCCAGGCAACGAAATCATTGTCCTTAAGTCCTGCAGCAGTTGCTACAGTCTGCTTGTCAACGAGTTTCGTTTCGAGATACAGCGCTACATCCCACTTGGCCGCGTCGTCTGCATTGGCAGCCACGACTACCTTGAGATCGTTGCCCTTTTTACCGCTGCACTTGGCAGTCGCGAACGAGCTGCTTGCCTTGACGCCCCCGCCGTTAAGTCTGTACGCATACAGCTTCGTGGCGTGCAGCATGATGTCTCTGACGTCAGCCAGTGCGGCATCCGTATAGGATAGACCGAACATCTGCAGGGAGTTCTT